AGCGCTGAGCTCTTTAGAGCAGATGGGCGACAAGAGCGCATACGGCCCCATCGTTATGAAAGGGCCGGGCTTGGATGCATGGAACTCTGCGAAGGATAAATCATAAATGGATCACCATATTCTCAGTGGTCCGACATCGCGCCGCGGTCGATACCGGCTGGAGATACTTGGCGACGTTAATCCGAAGGTCATCGGTAACATTGTCAAGCAACTTAGCCTCACGTCAGAATTTCTAGAGGACGAGCGCTCTGGCTGGCCGTTAGTCGCTTCAGCTTACGGGGTGCCATGTGAATTTCGGCTGGTTGGGGAACGAACGCTTCAACATTTGGGAAAACATCCGCCTAAGACGCCTGCCGAGGCTTTTGCATGGCGCGAGGCCGTAGACGCGGCACTAATCATCATGTTCCGTGGCTCGCTTCCCTCACCACCTGCCGCTGAGTTGAATTTCTCGAACGAAGCCGCGCGCGATGGCGTTAGCTTGAAATCCGAGGTTAGATGACGGAAACGACGCTGCGGAAGCGAGCGCGGGAACTATTGAAGCCTTTATTTCTAAGGCCGTGCTCCGTGGAAGAACGCGCTGTTTGTGACGCCGTAGAAAGCTTCATCGAGCGCCAGCAGCAAGTCATAGACCTACTGATGAAAGCGGTAGAGCCGTTTGCTGATGAGGGGAGCCTGATGTTCTCGACATGGTCGGACGACGAAAAATACCTCGGGCAACTTACCGTCGGAAACTTCCGTCGTGCTCGTGAAGCAAAGGTAGAGGCAGAGAAGATATTGAATTCAACACCGAGCACGGCTCTTTGAGAGATTGTGCGATCACCATTTCAGCGGAGGGTTTGAAAATGGCAAATATTAATGGGCGTCAGATGCGACTGGAATGCATCAAGATTGCCGCAAATATAGTCATCCAATTGAAAGACAAGAAGATTTCAGTCGTTGGATTGGCGCGCCAATTTATGGGGTTCATCGACGCAACCAACGGTGATGAGGATGACACTCCAGTAAGCGACACCGAATAAAGCAGATAAATTCTGCTTATGTTATTGAAACATAACAATATGATGTTTGCACAGTCGCAAGAACACTCTGAGACTCAAACGAGAACTTGTAAACACCTAAACCACCACAATGAACGTCGCTATCGCAAGGCAGACGCAGAACACCCTCGTCCCAGGGCACAGCGCAGCCATTACCTGCTGCCATAGAGCTTGACCAGGGAAGCTGCGAGGGTCGTCCATCCGATCTTGTCCGCGATCGCGGCCAGCACCATCACCACCCCAGCCGAGGCCATCATGAGATAGCGCGGGTTCCACCGCCGGCCGTCGTCTTTGGGGGCCGTAGTCTTGGCTCCAAGCTGCCGGACCCGGCACTCGAGGCGGATAAGCCGACGCTCGATAGCCAGCATCCATTGCCAGTTCGGCGGCAACTCTGGAGAGTTGTGCATCTGTCATTTGCTTTCGTTCCGGTTGTTGGAACGCGGGCACTAGTAGTTCAGGAGAGCGTTACGGGGTTCGTCTTGAGAGGGTGCAAGAGCGTTGCCCCAGATGGACGGGAGTCCGTCGGAGTAGAGTTGTTGGTCTCCGCGCCACTTGTGGATCGTATTTACGATACTGTCGTCAAACACCACGTAGTTGCGAGTACCTTCATTGCCAGCACGAGAACCGTGGTCGAAATAGCGAATGCCATGATACCCCTGGTCTCGGTACGCTGCCGCCCCTTCTTGAGTTTTCATCTGCGCTTGAGCTTCTGGCGACAACGTCTCCCAATCCAGAAACTGGCCGGGGTCTGCCTTGATACGGGCTTGGTAGAGGTATCCGCCCGGACTTGGCAGCGTTGAAGGAGACGCTAGTGCTGCTTTGCCACGCAGAAGATCGCGTGCGTGGTCGATGTTCCGATCCGCATATGCCGAGTCGATTAGGCGGCCGTAGTAATTCAAAGCATCGTCAAGATCACCACCATGGTAGTCGAGCACTTTAGCGGCCGTCATCTCCGGTGTATTCACGGCAGATGCAAGGTCGGCTTGATATCCTTTTGCGACATTGGGGTTTTCGGCGAAATATAAGCCATGTCCGAAGGCCTGCGCCCCCTCGCCGGATCCAATTTTGGACAGTTCGAACTTATCGAAATCATGCGGCGAACCGTGCCAGACATCGAAACCCGGCGCATTCCTTTCAGCCCCCGCGATAGCGCTTCCAAATAGAGAAGGCCTACCAGTGTCCGAGAACAGCATTTCGCCGGTCAGCGGAGAGGTGACGGTGCCACGCTTTAGAGCAACATACGTGCTGGCTGGCGGCAGGTAGTTTCCGGCTGTCCCGATCCCGTCTCGGACGTTGTCCAGAATGAGCCCATCGTGACCACGCTCGCGCGCGAGGTTCGCTATCTCGTCCGTTGTCGACCACGACTTGCCGTTGAAGGGGATCTGATCCCAGACGCTTCCCTGCGCGTCGACGCGCAGCGGATTTTCAAAGTTCATTTGGAGCGGCGCCACCGCTCCTTGTGTGGATATCCCGTAGCGCGACAGAACGGGATCGCCATTCGGAGCCGAGTTTGCGTACGTGGCAGCGGTGTGAGGGTCCGATGAGGCAAATAGCATGTCTCGTTCTGGATACAGGAACGCTTCGTCCTCTGATCGGCCACCATATCCCCGGTAAGCACGCATCGGCTTGTTCGCTTCCGCACCTGCCACAGCGCTTCCAAATAGAGAAGGCTTCCCCGTGTCGGAGTAGAGGGTTTCGCCCGTCGTGGCGCTGCGGATGCTGCCGGGCTGAAAGACGTTGGTGACAGGCGCCGGATGGCCATAGCTCCCAAGGTCTCCGGAAACGCCCGTATAGCCCTGATCGGCAAGCACGCGCTGCGCCGCAGACGGATCGCGTCCATTGGCATGGAGCGCCGTCAGGTAATCGTCCACGGATGCAAACGGACCTTGCGCATCGACCGGGAATACGCGTGATCCATCATCAAGAAGAGCCCGCTGCGAGGCTATGGCGGGATTCTCTGAAAGGTAGACACCAGGTCCGAATGATCCTTCAGAGCTTGGCCGGAAATGGGTAAAATCCTCGGCTGCGGCGGTGCCGTGATACATGCGCTGCGGCGCCTCGCGAAGGGCGGCAGATGCAAGCGCTCCTTTTGGGATGGCCGCTGCGGGGTTCATCGCATTCCCACCGTACATCGACATCAGGAGGGTCGTCATATCCTCCTTGTTCCCAGGTGCATCTGGGCCTTGTCCGAATGTTCCGGGATTAGACGGCGTTCCGAAGAGACGCGAGAGCGCGTTGATCGGCTCCTGGATCATGCCGGGCATGGCAAAGCCAAGGTGCTCTCCCTGGCCATCCTCGTTCGGGTATGTTCCGAACGGGAGCATGCTCATCCGATAGGTTGGCTCTGCCATGTCAGCTTACCGGGATTTTCTGATCACGGGATTTCGCTGGCGGGTCCACGTCGCATGGCGCTTTGTAGACGTCCTTAGTTTTCCCGAGAGCGGTGTCAAATGCTGTGTTCTGAGCAGCGATCTGTCTCTGCTGCCAGCATGGCGACTTCGTGCTGTTGTCGACGCGCGGGATAGCCTCGAGCAGTTCAGTCGACTTTAGTGGTAGGATCTCTTTTTCCTTGCACGCTTGGATCAGAGGAACGAGCGCCAGAAGCGCGAATGGTGTGAGTCGCATTTGATGTTGCCTTTTCGATCTTCGTCTCGTGTTTGGCGATGACGTTGCTGTCATGGGCTCTGACGCACCCGTACCCAAAGGCGAGAACTGTTCCGGCAAGAGCAATCGAAGCGAACACCTTCGCGAGAAGCTCGCTGACGCCTAAGAGATCAGCCAGACGAAGTATCATTGGATGCTCTCCCTGATGTGCCGGTCCCCGCGCTTCTCCAAATGAAGTAAAGCCCTCCGATGAGGGCCAGGATCGCTATCGGGGTGACTGATGTGTGCCAGAGCCAAGAGCCGAGGTCCCCGGCCTGCTCTGTCAGGCCTTTCACGCGCTGGCCTGTCGAGACGATCTTGTCGAGATCGGACACTGTTGGAACGAACTGGACGGCCGTTGCGGTCCCGGCAGTTGCCGCGGCCGCGACGACGCTCCGCGAGGGCTTCTCAGCGCTTTCAGAAACTGTCTGCGGCATGGAGGGGGCCGATCCAGCAGCGATCGGTTTCTGGAACAGCGAGGCTTCCGACGCTCGGCGCTGAACGAGTCCGGTCACGACAGCCCCGCCCGCCTTGTTCCACATATGGAAGGCTTTCGCCGCGCCGACACGGTCGCCCTTGTTGAGGCGCTTCAGAACCGTTGATGTGGAGAAGCCGGGCTTCGCTTTTCCACCGATCCCGATGTTGTACGCCAGCGAAACCAGCGCATCGAACTCATTCTGGCTCAGAGAGACGGTGACCAGACGATTGACCGCAGCTTCGAACTTCGCAAGCTCTTTGCTGAATGCGTCTTCGGCCTGCTGACGGGTCCAAACCATGCCCATTTTGACGCCTTCCGTGCATCCGTAGCCGATCGTCGGCACGTCCAGCTTGCCGTGATAGACGCGCTGGTACGCCTTGCACGAGCCATCCGGGAGGGCGTCGTGGTAGCCTTCATATCCCTGGATGCGTCTGCGTCCGTCGTCTGAAAGGTTCATTCCGGTCTCTCCCCGGTTAGTCCCGCCGTCATGTCGTTCATGGCGCCTTCAACGCGTTCGACTTTGCTCGTGACGGCTTCGATCTTTTCAGTCTGGGCAATCGACTCCTCACTCAGCGCATCGAGGCGAGAGAGAATGCTGGACAGATCGACGACGGCGGTTGGAGTTGATGGAGCCTCGTCCGGAACCGACGCCGACCGCAGCCGTGCTGAAATCTCCCGTGCTTCCTCTTCGGTTATCGGTCGGGCGTCCTCCGGGGCAGAGGAGACGACGGCATGCATCACCCGTTCCGATCCATCCTCTATCGTCACGGCATACCAGCCCATGTCTTCAGGTTCTCTCATTGAAATCTCTCCACATGCGGGCTTCATCGATCTCTCGCGCCCGGTCCTCGTCGATCCAGATCGGGCCGCCATTTGTCGATCGGCGCCAGGCACCCCGATGCGTCCGGTCCGCAGGAAGGTCGTCGACATCGACGATCGCGATCGCCGTGCCCAGGTGTCCGCAGTCCCGTTCCGCGATGATCTCGATCGCCTGCCGCCGGCTGCACCCGCCGGTCATCATCATGCGGGCATATCGATAAGCAGCCCCAGGCTTCACGCCGCGCGCCAGCATCCGGTTGAACTGGACGATCCAGAACCACCACACCCGTCCGTGCCAGGGGTGAAACGGATCGGAGGCCCCGCGCATCAAATAGCTGATGCCGGACTCCGCCGGGCAGGTGATCGCCACCGAGCCATCAGGCCGGGTGTCGAGAATCCTCTCGCGCGTCATTGATCGCCGTACCCGACGAAATTCCAGGCGTCAGGGTCCGTTTTAGCGGGAGACGAACTGCCGAGCGTGTAGCAGAGGAATTCCACGACGCCGGCCGCTTGCTGGGAGGCGAGCAGAAACGCCGCCCGGCCCTGGGTGGTATCGGGACCCATCACCGTCGCAAGACACGACCAGTTGCCGCTGGAGAAGTCCGTGGCGATCGTCACGGTGATATCGCCCGCGCCGGTATCGGTGATTGAGGTATTGTTGTAGGACGCAGAAACCGCGGGCACACCGGCCCCTACGGCCGCTTTCAGCCACCATTTCGCAGCGCTAGGATGAAACTGCTGCGTCCCAGGCGTCACGGCGGTGTCGAGTGCCGTCGCCGTCTCTTGGATCGCCTGCGTGGCGACCTTGACCGATCCGGCAAAGGTTGATGTTGCCGTTTCCGCAACCCAGGCCGAGTCCTGAAATTGATAGTTCAGGTTCTCGTCTGCGACGTACGCGACCCACCCGCAATCAGTGTAGGGCGTGAAATTCACCCAGGCCGTTGATCCCCCGTGATACTGCACAATGTCGTGCTGAGAGAACGATGACCATGCTCCGGAGGGAGAGGACGTCAGCAGATAGAGCGCACCATGCTGCGGGGAAACCGGGGGCGCCGACAGCCGATCCGTGATCGGAATGACGCCCTGCGCAACTTTGATGAAAGGCGACGTGTGCGAGACGACATGCCAGTTTCCGCCATCTGATCGAAGCTCTATGTCTTCGCCGTTGAGCGCCAGCGCATAGGACGTCGAGAAGGATTTCGAGCCTTCGGAAATGAGCTGCGAGGAGACTGTTGCGAGGATCGCCTGATTGGCTGATCCCGCATGTTGAACTCGGATGGTCCACCCGCTCCCGACGGTCACCGCAGACGGCAGGGTCAACGTCACATCTGCCGACGAGCAATTGACCTTGAACAGGGTATTCTGATCGGCTGCCAAAACGGCATAGGCCAGAGACTTCGTGACGACCGGAAACGTGGCTGTAACCGAAACATCTGTTGAAGAGGCAGAGACGACCGCCCCCGGGATATCATCGTGCGTCACGATGGTGTTGGCGTCAGCATCTTGGATGACCAGCTTATAGGGTGCTGTCCCGACGTAGATCAGGGTTCGTGTTGACCCATTTGACGTTGGATAGCCAAGCGCATCGGTGACAACCGAGGTTCCAAGACTTGTCTCGAGGTCCGCATCGGCATAGACCGTTTTGGGTTCCAAGGTCTGTGCGTCGTAGAAATACAGCCTCGCTCCTGAGATCGGAGCACCTGTTGAATCGTCTGTGATGCGCTCTCCTGGGGGGAGCACAAATACCGAATCGGTCATGCGGGGGTCCTAGATGAGAGAGCCGGTCTTCAATCCGGGCGGCATTGCCGCCTTGATCGTGATTGTGGGTACGGTTGCGTTTTGCTTTTGGTATGGAACGTGGGTCAAAGCCGTGATCGCGTCCGGCTCGTGGTTCGTTCTTGGACTGCTGTTCCTAGCGCCGTTCGTGGCCGGATATTTTATCGGTGATGCGAACGATCGAGCCGACTATCACAAGTTCTTCAGTTGGCTCGCGCGGAAGTTTGGTGCTCGATAACCGGTTGGCGCGTGTTCTGTCCGATCGCATTCAGGATGCTAATAATCGCGTCGCGTTGCGCATTGGTCGTCTGCCTATGGTTCGCTAGTTGCATCAACGCGTTGACGTAGGTATCTCGATCTATGCCGCGCGCGCTCAACAGCCGCGCCTGATCTGCCATGATGCGTCCGGCACGTTCGCCAAGCGCATTGTTCATCAGAGCGTTGACGCCGCGGCGCGCGATCGCGAACACAAGCTCTCCGGTTGATCTCGGCGCCTCCGTGTTGACCGGAGCACCCGCTCCGACCGGCAATCGGCTCTGTCCCGCCTGTCTTCGCGCTGTAGCAGAATTGCGCATGATCTCGTTGAAGCTTTCCGCCATGGTGTTTTCGGCGTCGACGAGCCGTGCAAGATGGTTCGCGCGCCGACCTCCAGCGATCTGAGCCACATTCTCCCGCGCAAATTCGCTGTTGAGCGTACGTCGTGCTGTGGCGTCACCGTTTTGGCCAAAGTTCGTCGCTGCACGACCCATGATCTGACGCAAGTTGTTCCTGGCGCCGTGCCGGTACATTGTTTGTCCCGCTTGAGACAGATTGGAAAGCTCGTCCGCGACGACGTTGGGGTCGCGCTTGGATGAGAACACCGTTGACCCGAGTTCCGCGGCTTCTCGCCCCTCTAATCCATCTCCGGCAATCGAGCGCGCGACAGCCCAAGCGCTTTGCGTCGGATCGCCTGGGCTTAGATGCGTGTCGATTGTTGTTCGCAACTGACGAGCAAGGTTGCCATAGATTCTGGCCTCGTTACTGCCCCGCTCCGCTCCTCGCGCAAGATCGTCGACGGCCCGCTTAAGATAGTCGTACTCAAGCCCGGTCGGAACCGCCTCGCGCGCCGTTCGCTGCACGCCGGTCATGGCCTGCATCGGATCATTGCCGGGGCGCAAACGAAACTGCTGCCGATAGCCGTCGGCGCGCGCAAGCGTCTGGGCGCGGTTGAACGCCGAAGCTGGAATGCTATCGAGAACGTTACGGATTTCCGGAGTAACCGGAATCGACGTGGCATGGAATTGATCGTAGTAGGGCGCGGCCTGCTGGCGAGTCCCGCGTGTTACGGTGTCGACAAACTGACCAAGGTTTCGTTCAGGCCCGAGCGCTCTATCAACCCCTGCTCTAATTCGATCCGGAGCATCTGCGCGCCGCGCGTTGAGTTCGCCGCGGACGATTGGAAGTTGCGGACCATGCGTGTTGGCAAGGGTTTCGGCTGAACCGCGAAGATCCTCTCCCATATCGAGCAACATGCCCTGAGGGCCAAGCTCTTGCGCCTGCCTCGCGTATTGACTTGGCGTAAGCCCAGAAGTCGTCATATCGTCTGCTACGCGGTTCACGGCGCCGCGTTCGAACTGTTGTAGGGCCGCTGGCAGCGGAGCGCCGCGGTTAGCAAAATAGTTGACGGCATTGCCAACGCCGCGCGCAACGCCAGGAGCGGCCGCACCGATAACGCCGCCATAGCCAGCGCCTTCCAGCGCATTCCAAATGCGGTTTGTGTCTTCGCCTTCGCCTGCGCCATAGATCGCACCATATCCCATGCCAGTTAGCGCAGCATTGCCGATCTCCGGCAGCAATGACGTACCCCGAAACACACGCGCGGCTCCGAACGGGGCACTTGCGATGACGCCACCGGCCATCGCTGCACCCCTTTCCAGTCCGCTCGCATTCTTGTCGATGTAGCGTTGGCGCGCATTCTGATAAGCCTTGGCTTCGTCGTAAGGCTGCCCGATCCGGCCGCCACTGATTTTGTTCAGTCCGGCATCAATTCCCGCCGATGCTTCATCAAGCCAAGAGCCGAACGGGAGATACTGCGCCGGGCTAGCATGCGGGGCAAAACCGCCGGCGGCTTCCTTTGCAACGCGCGCGTCCGCGGCCTTATCGAGATCGGACAGTTGCGGTCCAGCGTCGGCAACCGGCGTCTTCGGATCGGCGGTAAATTTCTGGCCAACGAAGTCCATGACATCTTTTTGTGGAACATCATCCGGCGCATCGATCTGGTACGTGCCACCATCCGGGCCTGTGAACTGATATCTTGCCATCAATCCACCCTTTTAAATGTAGAGCGCCAGTCAGTAGGCGATGCAGCAGACGGCGGCGTTGACGGGCTCCCCGGAACCGTCGGGGTGCGCGTTGCCTGCGTTCGCGCGCGCGAAAGACCGTTTTGAACGATGGCGGCATAATCATCGAGGGCCTTATCAAAGTCGGCCTGCGTCTGAGCGCGATCAATGCGTGCAAGAGCTTGCGTCGCTTTTGATCCCTCCGCTTCGGTGATCTGGCCACCACCACGAAGCGAATTGAAGGCCTGCAAGAAGACCTGACCTTTGGCCTGATCAACAAGATTGACGAAGCCACGCTGTTGTGTACCCGGGATGCCGGGGAGCATTCCGCCAATAGCTCCTGTGCCGGCCGCCTTGCCTGGGTGTGTGCGAATGGAATTGATCGTATCGAGTGCCAACTGCGCATTGTCGATCTGTCGCGGGAGATCGGCGATCGCCTTTCCTTCCGCTTCGCCTTGCTCCTTCATGCTGGCGGCGTTAGCGAGGTTGGCACCAACATTGCGAACGGGCTGGCCCGTTGCATTGTTGGTCAGCTCATCACCGACGAGTGAGACACCCTTGGACGGTGTCAGGCCGCCAAGCTCGGTGCGCTTGACCTGTCCACGTCCGCCGAATTGCACCGCCTCATAGCGGTTCGTTTCCGGGTTCAGGAAGATCGCTCCCGTCTTGCCGTAGGCTTCGCCGCCGTTCGCAGCTTCGGAATTGAGCTTATTGATTTCCGCTCGCGTCTTCTGCAGACCAAGGTCTTTCGCCTGACTGTCTCGCGGATCGAGATACATTCCCGCTTGTGCTGCCATCAGCTTTGGACCATTGGCGGGGTCGAGTTCTTCCTCGGTCAAAGACTGACCAGGGAACATCTTTTGATGCGTTGAAATCAGGTTCTGATAGGCCTGTGCCCGGCGCGGGTCACCAACGGGGAACGCCTGATCAATCGCCGTGGCCCGTTTCCCGAACAGTTCGACATTCTGACGGTCCGAGGCCTGTTTGGCTTGGCCTTGCTCAAATGCAAATTGCTGGTCGGCTCTGTCAGAAGCCCGTTGTTGAAGGCCGAACTGCCGGTTCTGGCTATTCTGTTGTTGAATGGAATCGAGTGCAGCGTTGACCGGCTCGAGGTTGATCCCTTGACCGGGAGTCTGCTGCGCCAGAGGTACGTAATAATTGGCCATCAGACTTTACCTCCGCCAGCATAAGCCGCGTAGGCCTTCGCCCCCGTGCCAAGAACAGCGAGGACGTTATTCAGGCCGGTGTTACGCGTGCCGGCCATCGCGTTTCCGTATTGCAGAGCCTGGTTGGCCTTCGTCGCTCCAAAGCCATAGGCGTTATCACCTTGTCCGGTCAGGACGCCTGCTCTCTGTCCCGTGGCGGAGAGGCCCGTTTGCCCTAAGCCCTGATAGCGATCGAGAACGCTGTTGTAATTCTGCAGAAGCACTCTCTGTCCTGCGAGCGCTGATGCACCCGACGCTCCCATGCCCCGCGCATTGAGGTTCTTCAGAACGGCGTTGGTATCTTCACCAAGCTTTCCGGACCAGAGCGGATCAGATGTGATGACGCCTTGAGCCGAACTCCGTGCGTCGTCGCCATTGAGCCCGAGAAGATCGCTGTACATCTTCTCGCCGGCCGCGCCCGACGAGGTATAGGGATCGAATGAGCTTGCCGCCTGATCGTAATACCCCTGCGAGGTGTTGTAGCCCTGATCAAGAGCCGCCGTTGCGGTGTTGTTAGCCTTCTTGATATCGGAGCGCGCGGAAGCGCCCGTAAAATCGGAGAAGAAGCCCATGGGGTTTCCTTATTCAGTCAGAGGGAGAAGGCTAGCGGAAGGACGCGGTGGCGCCGATAAGCCCGATTGCAGTGCCAGCGTTGAACGTCGTCGAAATGTTTGCGGTCGTGTTCGCTATGGCCGATAGGCTGGCGCCGGAGAGCGCGCCTTCGCTGGCCGTAACTTGCGCAAGAGCAAAGTCCAGAGTGGCGCCGGTCCATGCGACGGAAGAATATGTCCCGCTACCAAGTCGCGCGGCTGATACAGCGAAGCCACCGGCAGGAACGAAAACCGAGGTGTTGACGACTTTATTCCAGGTCGACCCGTTGAAGTCCTGATCGACACTTGTGGCGACCGGAACAATGCTCTTGAGCCGCGTCGCGGCGTATACCCCGATAACCGATGTCCACCCGCCACCCGCCGACGTCGTGATTGCGATGTTTCCGGAGGTCCCTGTCGGAACTTGCGCGATCCATATCTCGACCGGCAGGGTGTTGTTAAAATACCAACTGATGGCGCATCGCGTCGCGCTGACGCCGCCGATGGTCACCGACGTAACCGGAGTTGCTGTCGTGAGGCTCGACGTTAGTGAAACGATGATGCAACGGTCACTGCTAGCCGCGCCGAATGACACGCCGCTATAGGTGTGAGTACCGGACGTAGTGGGTTTTCGATCCGATGTTAGAAACGTCAGAATAGCGGGTGGCGAACCCCCGTAACTGATCGACCGACGCCTCGCGCTCACGTGCGGGTAATCCAGAACGTCAGCCGAAGCCCGGCGCAACTGCTATTGGATGAGATCGTGACAACCGACGTTCCGGCCGCAGCTATGGTGTTAGCCGAGGTGTGCGTCTTCGTCTGAAGCGAGGTGGAAACCGAGTTCGCACCGCCTCCTAATGCCGTCACGCCGATCTTCGTCGTTGCGGTGCAGGAGCCAGACCGGCACTGGCTGTCGACTTGCGTAATCGAATATCCGTAAGGTGCATCGATTTCGAACAGATAGTCCTGATTATCAGGACTCTCGATAGTGAAGTCGATGGCTTCCTGCTGGGCGTTAATCTGGCCGATACCGGAGAACGCCCCAGCAATCCCCTTGGGCACACTGCACAGCCACTGATAGAAGCGATCGCTGATATTCCCATCAGGACCGAGCAAGGCCCGTGGTGGCGGCGGAGCGAGCGGTGTATTCGTCATGCCGCATCCATTTCAAGATCAGCAGAGGCCGCATAGAGCGCTCTATCGACCTTTGCCGACCAAGAGAACCGATAGACCCGGCCGTTCTCTGGTGCCTGACCCAGCCGATGCGTTCGAACGCGTGTCAGGTTGCGCCCTTGCTGACCAAGCTTGATCATCCGTTGCGTGCTGAATGTCTGTCCGCCGTCATGCGACCATTCCAGCATGATCTCCGGGTCCACGTCCTGCAGGTCGCCTTGTCCCGTTCCCACGCCCCTCTGTACGTCGAGATAGAGCGCGTTATGCGTTACTCGTTGCGGGAAGGCATGAACCGTCGGCGGGATGACAGACGACACCAGCGGATCGCCTGCATCGTCCTTGAAAAGCGGGCTCATTTCAAAGAGCGATCCGGTGTCCGCGTCGCCTGCGATCAATTTCGTTCCGAACGGCACGACAAATGCAATCCGCCAATTCTTCCGGCCGTAGGTTATCCGTTCGTGCCACCGCTGCATTCTCGTGTCGTAGACATGCGTCCACTGAGGACACGTCAGCGCATAGAACGTGTGCCCTCGTGACGACCAGGACGCGGCCCTGATCGTGGATGGATCGGCAATTTCCTGAATGTCGCTTTCGACCTTCGGCGTCGAGATCACTTGCGCGCTGTCACCTGACCCGAGCAAACGAACCGTGCGATCATGGGCAATCCAGGCAAACGTTTCGGCGACTGTTGCAACTGAATTGGAGGCTAGCAACCCGATTGGAATGACGAAGGACCGGGCATAGGGGAAATCCCCATCTCCATTGTCCTGCCAAATCTCGATTGTCTTCTCTCCGAAGAGATAGAACTGGGCCTGCAGCGCCGCGATCCGGATCAGCGCATCAGGGTCGCCATCAGCCGTCGCAAAGTCCAGTCCGTCCCATGCGCTCGCATCATCAATGGCGCCGATTTGCCATTTGTTTTGCGCCGTGGTGATCCCGAAATATCCATCCGAGAATGCGAGCGTGATTGGAGCGAACAGATCGGGGTCCGTTACCTGCGCCAGGACATCGTTCCGGCAGTAGAACATCAGGCCATCGCACACGATCGCGATATCTGGAACGGCCCTGCGGTTTCGTTCCATGAACACCGGCGCCGTCCTGGAGATGTTCATTGACCCTATCAGGATCGTCACACCGTTGGCCGTGACCTTATAGAGCGAGACACCGGCAACGACATACAGAGCGCCTTCAACAACAATGCCAGCCCTGCATCCCAGCCCCGATGCCACCCCTTGCAGAAACACGAAGCCCTGCAATCCGTCAGAGGAATAGATCGCGTTCTTGACCTTCCCCTCTTCTCCAATGGGAGAAAGATAGCAGTTGATCAGTTGCGCCGAACCGCCCTGGTTAAACCGGGCTTGGCTTGATCCGGACGGAAGCGCGAGAGGTACGATGCCCATCAGAAATCTTCCGCATAGGTTGGCGTCTCAGCCGAGCGCACGTTGACCGTTCGCCGAAGCCGTCGGCGCAGGATGCGCAGTCCTTCATCCAGGCTTGCAGCGTATTGAGCGGGCGGCATCGCAGCCGCTTTCCCGAATGCCTTCTCAGCCGTCAGGGCGACCATTTGGGTGAGAGGCTCGAATATCTCGGATGGAACTTTATCGATGTCCCAGTACGCTTCATCGTTCAACGCCATCTCGTTGAACAGATCGCGATAGCGCCCAATGACGTAGGCGCTATCCGTTGGCGACGGTGTTTCCTCTGCTGCGATGATGTTGAAATGCAGCAGGACATTCGTCGCCAGCTCTAGCTCAGTTCGCGTCGTCGCCATTGTCGCTCACGGGTTGAGCGGGCTTGGCGCCGCGCTTCTTCGGCTCTTTATTCGCTTCCGTTCCGTCTTTCTCAAACAGGACGCTGTTGGAAAGCTTTCGAATCGCGTGCTCGTCCGTCACGTCATGCTCGGTTCCGGGATACCACTGGAACCCCATGAACTCAGACGGCTCGCTACCGATAAATTTGAATTTCATCTGATCTCCTCAAAGAGAAAGAGCGGCAGTTGCCCGCCGCTCTCGTTTCATCAGGCCGCAACCAGCGGCGTCGTGTCGAACTCTTCGTCGACGATGCCTTTGAGCACGACCTTCAGCGTACCCGTTGCCGGGGTGGTCGAGGCCGTGTTGACGAAGGCCTTGATCAGCGTCCGCGCCGTGTACTTGTAGAGCAGGCCCGCGGTCGCAAGGACCGACTGCGTGCCTGCGGCCTGACCCGAGAACGCTGCGACAAGCCGGTTCTCGTCACCGTCGCTACCAACGTCCCACAGAAGGCCTGTCGAGCCGTCCATGTCCGTGGTGTTGAAGACGATGCTTGTCGGGATGAACCCTTTTGGCACCCAGAACAGGCCGACCTCGTCGTTGGCATTATCGATCATAGCCGTGGTTACAGCGATGATCGCGGTTATGACGACTTCCTGCGAGGAAGCGCCCGGACCTTTGGTCTTGCCGCCAGGAAGAGACTGAGTTGTTGCGTAAATAGCCATTGTTCGGGTTCTCCTTAGGCCACGGCCGCGTGGTAGACGGTGACGATGCCAACGTCCTTGCCGTTGTTGATGCCCTGCGGGTTGTTGTTCCAGCGCAGCTTGTCGATGCCGTCGGCGAATTCGATGCCAACGCCTTTCAGGAACCCATAGTCATCGTCGGAACGAGACGTTGGGATCGCGGCCTGCTTGTTGACGAAGCCGATCGACTGAGAGCCGCAAAGGAACGAAACACCGCACTGAATGGTGCCGTTCGAGAACGTCGTCTCCGGGTTCGGAACGTCGGCCGAGTCCTTGCCCTGGTAGAACTCAGGGATTTCTCGATAGATGACGCCGTCATAGATCAGGTCGCCGTCCTGGAAGAGCGGGTTCGCATCCACGTCACGAGCGCGCGCGTCGCGGTTCGCCTGCTGCATGACCGTGTCCGCTTTGAGATCGCGGAAGCCAAGCGGATGGCAGAACATGACGTAGAACTCGCGGCCCTGCGTCCCGGTCTTGTAGGGACGGATCATCGGACGGGCCTGGCGGGCCATAAAGCGAGCCAGCGAGCCAACCTTGGTCGACAGTTTGTCGTCGGTGTTGTCGATCGCGGTCAGGCCGGTCGCATGCGTGCCTGAGTAGTTGGCCTGCGTGCTGCCATAGAGGATGCGATCCTTGTTCTTGGCTGAGAACGCATTTCTGGTCGTCGCATCGGCTGCCGAGAACGGCGTACCGTCCGACATCTTATGGAAGCACTCGATCAACCGGTATTTCACGTTCTCGGTCGACCATTCCTTGAGACGCGGTCGGGCCTGTCCCATGAAATCGACTGCGGACTTGTTCCGGTCCTTCTTCGTCGCAAGAACGGCCTGACGCCGATACTCCCAGGTGATGTCCTGGTAATACTGGTCAAGCTGTTGCTCGTTGCCGGTCAACGAGGTGTTGCCCGTAACGCCAGCGCCGCCCAGTTTGCCCATCAGCGGAATGCGGATCGTATATCCGTCCGTCTGCAGGTCGTTCAGGACATGGATGATGTCGGTGTCGGCATCGCCCATATAGGTGTCAAAGCCGGTGTCACGGATGTAATCCGTGATGAACTTCGAGCGCCATTTGGTAAGCTCGAGCCCGGAAAGAACGGGTGTGGTTGCCATGTTGGATGATCTTTCGTGATCAGGGGGTTGGGGATCACGAAGCGCGTCTGATGCGGCTTACTTCCGCTTTCGGGTTGAACCGAAAACGTTGCCCATGATGGCTTCGTCGCTAACGGGCACAGCGACATTCGATCCCGTTCCGGTCGCATCTGCGAGCGAACCTGGGAACTGCTGTGCTGGGGGCGGCGTCTGTCCCGGCATCACTGCCCGGTTTCCGGTCTTCAATTCTTCCAGCACCTTGGCGCGGATCTTTTCCTCGAGTGTCTTCTCATAGGCGTCGGGGTCTTCACCCACTCGGGCCAAGACCTGCTGATGACGATGCCATTTCACCAAATCGCCGTAGCAATCTTTGCTGCCGACGAATGATTTGAGAACACCGGCCTGCCGCGCTGCCTGAAAGGCTGCATCGACGATTTGGTCGCCGTGCTTGTTCCGGGTAAGCATCTCGGAGGTGTTCAGACGCTGATTGAGAAGAGCCTGTTGGAATTGTTCCTGCTGGAACGCCATGGCGCCGGCCGGATCGAGGTTCGGATCTGGCGGCGGTTGATGCGGTTGGGCTTGCGCCTGAATTCTGCGCTGGATTTCCTCGACCTGTGCCTGAGTCCGACGCCAGTTGTCTTCGGCATCCTTGCGCAGACGAGCCTCTTCATCGCGTGCTTTTTCCGCCGACTGGCGTTTTTCACGTTCTGAGGTCAGCTCTTTGAGAGGGACAAATCTCCCTGTTGATGGATCGCGGTATCCTTTGGGCTCCGCGTCGGTTGCTTCAGGCTTTACCTCTGGCTCTGCCGCTTCTTTCGATTGCGGTTCGGCTGTCGGTTCTTCTGCCTTGGCTTCCGGCTCGGCGGGAGCGGCGGTATCTGCCCCCCTCTCGCGGCCACTCGAAAACACGTCATTCAAAAGGGTATCGTCTGCCGACTGTTCAGTCGTCATTGTCTCTCTCCGCAGTATCGTTGCTGGTCACGAAAGCAGCCGATGTCGCCCGGCTGGTGCGAGGTTCATCCGATTACGCGCGGACGGTCGCGAAGCGCCGCTTGAGGCGGCGAGTCTTACGCACGAAACGCAACCCTACTCGGGCTTGTAATCCTTGAAGGGACGCTCGTTAGCGGGCCCTGCAGTCTGGCCGCGACCCTTGAGAAAATCGAATAGCCTCTGAGCTTCCGTGGTGAGGTCAGCCCCGTAATGGCCGGTCTCCCGCGCCATCTTCAGGCATTCGAGTTTCAGAAGTTCATCGTCCATTACTGCATCCCTGCGATTTGTGGGTTGACGGGTAATCCGCCCGGCATTCCTGACGGAGGCGGTAAGGCTGCGTTCTGTTGCGGCAACGGTTGCCCTGGTTGCTGCTGCTGATCGTCAGGATCAGGCGGGGCCTGGGGTGGTGGTGCGTTCTCTGCAAACTGTTCAATTGTCGGTTGCCGGTATTGCAGCGGGAACATGTTCAACGCCTGCATCGCAGCCATCATGTCCGGCGCCGCCGGCGGCGCTTGCGGAATGGTGTTGCCCATCTCGTCCATCATGGGCTTTTGCTGTTGCGGTGTGAACGCCTTGGCGAGTGCGGCAACGGCCTGGGCTCTCTGATATTCGGCTTGCGCCACGTTCTTATCGACCGTCGAGGCCTGAACCAGCTGTTCAAGGCGCGCCATGCGCTGCTCCATCTGTTGCACAACCGGATCGGGCTTGGTTGACTCATCGATCATCTTGAACAGGCGTTCCTTGTTCGGAGCGTTCGAGAGTTCGATCAGCACTTTCGGCGGGACGGCGTTCGGACCAAGCTGCGAAAGCGTCTGCAGCAGCTCCTCGTTCATCGTGATGACGTCCGGTCCTTCCTCCATGATGATGTCGACATCGATCATGGCGACGACGTTCTGGCTCACAGCCTGCCCGGTCTGCGGATCGATGTTATACTGGTTGAGCCCGATGAACTGCGGCGCGTCGTTCTCGTCCGTAATCCTTATCCACTTCTCTGCAGTCCAGGACTGCTTGATCCGCGACCAGAGCTTGCGATAGACGCGCAGCTTCCAATCTCGGTTGCGCTCGAACACCGGAGACAATTCCGTCATGCCCGAGTCACGCTGAGCCAGGATGGCCCGGCCCGACTGATCCGCGACGCCACCGCCCTTGCCGATCAGCCCAGGATTCGGGCCGAGGTTTTCGAGCGAGGCCTGCGCCTGCTCGAGCAATTGCATCTGCCCGGCAACGTCCATCGAATGGTCGACAATACCGACCTCGGTTCCCCAATCGCCGTCATGCTCGATCATGCCATCGGGCTTCGCGAGTTCCGATCTCGTCTTGTCGACGTCTTCGAGAGACCCGCGGCGGAAGTGAAGTTGCTTCGTCGTGAACAGGTGCAGGGCCTTGGATCGGCGATGGTTCGCCTCGTCCTGCATCGGCTTCATGCTGCGGATAGGCCCGTAGCGATTTCCCTTCTCGTCCACATAAGGCGACCATGCCACGTACGGGCAATCCGGCTTTCCTTCATCATCGAGATACGGAGAAACCCCGCCATCGAGCATCACCTCGCCGACGAAATAGCAGTATGTCCAACCGCGCGGTGTCTTCTCCCAGAACTCGACAACGCGGACGCGGCGGCTTTCGAACTCAGCCCACGCTGTCTCCTGATTCTGGTCGACACGAGAGAGGATTCCACTCGCGGCGACACTGTCGATGATCTGCTGGATCTGTTCGGCCTTGTCAGGCCATTTCTCCTTGGCATCGTCGATGTCCATCCAGAGATGCAGGCCCATATAGCGCGCATCTTCGAAGTCAGGCCGTTTCGAACGGGGGTCATAGAAGAAGCGATCGCTCTGAACCGACTTGATCTCCGGATCTGGCCCCGTCATGCCCTGCTTGATGCCGACGAAGCAGAGGCCAAGTCCGCGCACGAGACCGTCATGCGTACCGGCCGAGCCTACGAACTCCCAACGGTTGATGTCGCAGGCATAGCGCATTCCAGCCGTTGCAACGTCTGCCGACTGCTCATCGTTCGGTGTGCGCGGATAGCCTTTCGGATCGCGCCGCATGCGCTGCTCAACGCCAACGAGAAAATCGATCTTGCGTGCAATACGGTTGTCAAAGATCGGCGCTTGACCTCGCTTACGGAGCTTCCTGGCTTCCTCCTCCGTCCAGTGGCCCGTGCTGTTGTAATAGGCCTCATGGACAAGCTGTTCTTTGATCTCGTCCGACTTGTTCGTCTCGTAGGCGGTGAACCATTTACGATAGCGGCCAAGGTCAGGCTTGAACTCTTGCGCCTCTGCCGGAACGAGGGCGGTGCTTGGAGTCATTGAGACTTCCATCCGTCGCTATTCCTATCCTCGTTCAATCGCTTGTATCCGCTGGCCTGAGCCGTCGTCGGCTCTTTCGGCTTCGAAGCCGGGATCAGTTCGTCGAGCATCCGGCCAATGAGCCCGAACGCGTCCACCTGGTCGTCGTGCTTGCCCGCAGGAAACACGAGAAGCTCTTGCGTGAAATCGGCGAGCCAAGGTGCTTTCGAGGGCATATAAACACGGCCCATCGACGTGCGCGCTTGGATGGACCGTGACCGTGTCGGCTTATCTGCGGCGGATGCCACCTGCTCGCGACGGCAGTAAACGCGTTCCTCTCGCATGCGCTTTTCGAGAAACGGCCCAATCGACTTGATGATCTGGCCTTGTTCTTCGACCCACATCAGCGGCTTGTGCATCCGGACGAGATCGAGCCATGCTCCAACCCACGCATCCGATGACGTTTGCCCTCGCCAAAGATCGAGAACGTAAAGATTGTCGTCCGGATCGACACCCACAACGATGTGAACCGTGTAGTCGCCGTCGCCTTCCGTGACGGCATAGTCCGATGCGCCATAGACTCGGAGTTGCTTCGG